GTTCTTTCGAAGACCTATTAGATGATGTTGCTAAAAAACTTACAAATGCTAGATCTAAAAATAGAATAGCAGGTATTTTTAAATCAATGGTATCTGTTAAATCAGGAGAAGTTGGAACAGCTAAAGGAAAAGGTAAAGAAGATGCATTAGAAAAAGTAGCACAAACACTTGCAGAAGCATTGGATGATGGATCCGAAGTAGTAGCTTTATATGCTGGAGGATTCAAACCACCACACCTTGCTCACTTTGAAAATGCCAAATTTCTATCTACTAAAGCAGACAAAATTGTAATATTTATCGGACCTAAGATCAGAGAAGGTGTAAAAATTACAGCAGAACAATCAAAAGCTATTTGGGAAATCTATGCAAAATACATAAACGTACCAATGGAGATTGTAATCAGTAAAGTAACTCCAATATTAGATACATATGAATGGATTGATGCAAATCAAGACAAAGTAACAAGCATTATTACAGGAGCTATGGCTGATGAAATGGGTAAATTCTCTGGAATAGAAAAGAGAAAAGAAAAAGGTGAGTATAAGAATGTAGAAGTAAAAGAACTACCTGTTATTACAAATAAAGAAGACGATAAATTCTCAGCAACTGATATTAGAAAGTCAGAAAAGTTCTTATTAGAAGGCAAATGGATGCCAAAAGTAGTATCAAAAGAAGATAAGCAAGCAATCCTAGATATTATAACTCCTCAAAAAGAAGATTCAGTAGAAGATAAAATGCTAACTGCAGTAGATAACGTATTTGAAAGTTTCTTTCCAAAGAAAACTAAAAAAGAAGTAATACAAGAAGGGTCAGCAGGAACACCTATACAGCCATCAGGAGCTATTCCATCAAAGGATAGAGAAAACTTAATACACCTCTTTAGCCAACTAAAATCAACTATTAATTCAGAAAAGTATACAGTAGTATTTGAGCAAGATAGAATAGGAGTATACATAAAAACGTATGCAGATGTAAGCTTTGACCAAACACCTCAACAAAAAACACTACCAGAAGGAGCAGAGCAAGAAAAATTCGACTACACACCTTACATAGGATCTCTTTTAGAGTATATGTTAGATGAGAAGATGAATATTACACCGTTACCGGAAGTAAAAATCAGATATGACGAAGAACAAGCAAACGACTTCTTCGGTAAAACAGCTTACTATGATCCAAATAAGCAAGAAGTAGTATTATATGTAATGAATAGACATCCAAAAGATGTCTGTAGATCATTCTCTCATGAAATGATTCACCATATGCAAAATATGGAAGGAAGACTTGAAGGATTAGCAGCTACTACTAATACAAATGAAGACGATTACTTACAGGAAATAGAAAAAGAAGCTTACCTAAAGGGTAATATTACATTTAGAAACTGGGAAGACGGATTAAAAAGTAATAAAGAGGTTATGGCAGAAGGAAGATACGATAAAATTAGTAATCAAGCATCATCAGACTTGTTTAGAGGCTGGAAAGAAGCATTTAATGCAGGAGAAAAGAGTATAGGATTTGAAGAAACTTATTCAAATGGTGATGTAGAATTCGACGTAGAAGGTACTTTAGTACTAACACCAGGAACCGGTAAAATGGAAGTCTTAGAAAGTACAGGAGCAGGCTTTGACGAAGATGGAGATTTTATTATAGTAGATATCGCTATTGATCCAGAACTATTACCAGGCTTTTGGGAAGAGATTTCAATGACTTTAAAAGATCTTTTCAGACATGAAATTGAACACCTAACACATAATAAAGGAGGAGTATCTACAAATCCTTCTAAAATAATGAGAGGTGATTTAGCAAAAAGAGATAAGATAAGAGCAGGAGAAAAGCCAATAGGAGATTATTTTAAACTTAAAAAAGAAATAGATGCAAACCTACAGGGAATGTATTTTAGAGCTAAAAAAGAAAAAAGACCATTTGCAGATGTTGTAAATAGTTACTTAGATGCTCAAGATATTACACCTCAAGAAAGAGAGGAAATACTTACATTATGGCGTAACAGACTTCCTGCATTAGGATTAAAACAAACATTATAAAAATAAAAAGGTTATGGGAAAATTAGCAGACTTATTACTAGAAGAATCAGACTTCATGCCTAAATATCAGATATATTGTGATATGGATGGAGTATTAACAGACTTTGAAAAGAGATTTGTTACATTATTACAACAAGAAGGTCCAAAGTACTATTCAAAAGCGACAATTGCTCAAGTAACAAGGCCTAAACACTTTGATAAACTAGAAGGAACAGAAGAGTTTTGGAAGTTTATTGATCAGTATATTGGATTAGAGTTCTGGTCAGAAATGGAATGGATGCCAAATGGTAGAGAGTTATGGAACTTTATACAACCATACGGACCAAAACTTTTAACATCTCCTTCCAGAGACAATACCTCAAGACTTGGTAAAAGATTATGGGTAAAAGAAAACCTAGTACCTGCCCCTGAAGTCTTATTTAGGTTTGGAGATGCTAAGTCGGATTTTGCAAATGAAAATGCTATATTAATAGACGATAAGCCTTCCAACCTCGCTGCATTTTCTGCTAAAGGAGGAATAGCAATAGAGGTAAAAGACGGAGAAATACAATCGGTTATTAATAAATTAAAACAACTTGGTTATGGGCGAGAGCTTACTTAAAAAAGAATTCAAATCAAAAGACGTAAATAGAGCTAGAAATTTAGTTAAAAAAGACTTCTCAGCAAAGACTGTAGACGGTGTTGGATACTCTAAAGCACAGGTTGCTTATAAAGAGGGAGACATTTGGGAAGAGAATGGAAGAAACTGGACTATTAAAGATGGATTAAGACAAAATATTACAAAACTAGACTCAGCAAAAAAAGCTTTACAAATACCTTTAGCATGTCCAAAATGTAAAGGATCTATGAATTATTATCTCAGTCATAAAATGTATAAGATACATAAGATGTGCTTTGATTGTGTAATTGATTATGAAGCAGAATTAAGAAAAGCAGGTCTATATGAATCATATGAAAAGAATATGATGCAAGGAAGTCTTAAAGCTTTTGCAAGAGATATTGAACAATGGGTATTGGATACATTAGAGACAACTAATAGCTTTGTAACAGAACAAGGAGACTTAGAAGACTGGAATAGTAATGATTCGAAATTTAAAGAACAAATAAACAGTAATCTTCAAGAATATTTAAAGCATATAAAAAGTCATATAGAAGAGTAATAAGTTTTTGTTACTATTTATTTTTAAACAGTAAATAGTATTTGACTTATGGCAAAAGCAGCACAATCTTCCGTTAAAATAGAGAGACCTAAAGTATCTAGACCTGGAGTTCATGCAAAATCTAAAACTTCAAAATTGAAGAGTTCTAAGAACTATAAAAAACTTTACAATGGACAAGGGAAGTAGTAAAAAATTAAAACAATTACTACAAGAAGCAGATAACCCTCAAGCAGGTAAAGCAGCACCTTATGGTTCAGGATATGCAAAGGTAAAACAAGCAATTCATGAACTTGTAAAAGAAGTTCTTTCAGAAAAAGTAAAAGGCGTTGACGGTAAAGCTTGTTGGAAGGGATACAGGTATGCTGGTACTAAAGATGGAAAAGACATCTGTGTAAAAATTACAAAATAATATGAAGCTACTACAACTATTAAAAGAAGCAAAAGAGGTATTAGAAGACTTCGCTAAAACCAGAGGAGAAGGTGCAGCTAAAATAGCATCAAATGCTCAAGAAAAAGGAGGACTTGCTTTGCTAACCTGGCATCATTTCAAAGTAAAAGCTCCGTATTATAAAAAAGCTTCTGAAGGAAAGCTTGATATGGAACAAGCAAAGAAAGAGTACGAAGAGACTTATAAAAAGATCTCTCTAGATATGACTCAAATTGAATTTCAAAGAGAGGTAGGAAGACTAGAAGTACTAGGAGAATTGCTAATAAAGAATAAATAATGTCAACACTAAATACATCTATACCTCACTTCTATGCTAAGATGAGAATAGAACACCTCTACCAGCATGACGGGAGAGAAGGTATGCAAGATGTAATAGTATTTGGAGCACAATCTGTAGGAGGTAGAGCTCTTACCTTCCATATAATGACTGATGAAGGAGCTGTTAGATCAAGAGTTCCAATTCATATGCTTGCCTGGAAAGATGATGCACCAAAAATGGCTTTAGACCATTTACAACTATGGGATTGTTTTGGACATGAAGTATCATGTACAGCATACGATTACTTACTCCAATCAAGAGTAAAGGCAATATTTAAAGACGGTAGTAAAGAGTGGGGAAATTATATTATGACCTTTGATTGGTTTAATAATCCATATTCTAACGAACCAACACAATACAAGGCAGCACATCTAATTAAATTAGATAACGGAAATTTTACTCTTCAGCCTAATAATAGATTAATGTGGAGAGATATGTCTTTTGTAACTCAACCATTTCCTGAAAAACCGGATTGGATGATTGATAATAAAGAGTGGTTTTGCGAATCAGTTTCCGATAAATGGACAATGGAAAAAGGTAATGAAAATATTTACTACTACACTTTAGAAAATGAAAAAAAGTCAACTAAAAAAGATAATTAAAGAGGTATTAGATGCTTCAACACCTGCTCCTAGTGAAATACCGGGAGGACTAGCACAGTTTGCTACTATTGGAGATTTAGCTACAATGCATAATCTTCCTTTAGATCAAATCATAAAGCAGATAGTAAAAGGAGTAAAGACAGAATCAGAACATACAACAGATTTAGATATTGCTATGGAAATAGCTTTTGACCATGTATATGAAGATCCTAAATATTACGATAAATTATCCAACATAGAAGAAGGTAAACATGACCCAGTAGAACCGGGTATTTTAAAAAAAAGGTTAGGTAAACTTACCTGTTCAAAAGTAAGAGCAGAAAGAAGTAAATTAGAAGACAAGGGTACTCATTATGCAAAAGCATTGCAGAGATACTTAAATTACCATTGTCAGTAAAATAATTTACTATTTATTTGTATATATGATTAAAAATAACTATCTTTAGATATTATAATATGAAGAAATTAGTAAGAATAGTAGAAGCAGGAGAAAAGACAGCATTTATCCAAACAGCTAGAGGAGAAAAGAAGACGATCGAATATAAAAAAGACGATGAACTTACAGGTTTGAAAGATAATCAGGATATTGCAAAAATTGATACTGCAGATGGTAAGAGAATAAAAGAAGAAGTACGAAAATATACTGCTCAAGAATCAGCAGCTGTAGGAAAAGCAGTAGCTAAATCTCTTGTAAAAGTTCTTAGAGCTCAAGGAGATGAAATCTCAAAACTAAGACTTACAGGAATAGGAGTTGATAGATTTAATATCCACGTTGAATATGGAAATGAAAAAGGAGTAGATACTTTTAAATTTGACCTAAACCCACAAGGTACTGCTATCATATTAGACTTAGGAAACGAACCATTAGAGCTAGTAGACTTCGTGATAACACAAGGTAATACTGTTTCTCTACCTACTCCTGAGTTAGAAGATAAACTAGGTGATGCAATGAAAAAGTATGTGGGAGAACCTACAGATGCTGAATATGATAATATGGCAGCAATGCAAGAGCCGACAGATCCTTCTCAATTTGCAAAAGAATTAAACGAAGATGATTGGAAACAATCAGACGACGAATCTACAATGGCAAAAGCACAGTTAAAATCTATTCAATCCAATGCAAGTAAGTTGATGAATATAATAGGAGATAACGAGCAATTAGATGCATGGGTTCAAGCCAAGCTAACAAAAGCAGAAGATTATTTAGACTCAGCAGCAGGATACCTAGAATCAGAAGAAGATGAAGAGGGTCATCAACCTGTAGCACTTGCAATAGCTTTAAATGAAAAGAAAGCTACATATTGCGGAAGATGTGGACATACCCATGTTAAGGGTACACCTTGTCCAAGACCTTTTAAAAATGAAGCATTAGATGCAGTTGGAAAAGAGGATGACGATATTAATAATGATGGAAAAGTCGATAAGACTGATAAATACTTAAAAAACAGAAGAAATACTATCTCTAAAAAGATAACTAAAGAAGAACTGAGAGAATTAATGCTTGAAGCATATATCGAAGTTCTTAAAGAAGAAGAAGGAGCAGTATTAGAGACATCTACAGATGAAATACTAGGAAAATTTCCTACAGTAAAGAAAGCAATAACATCTCTATTTACAAAAGAATATCCAGAATTTGTAACAGATATAAGATGGGTAGCACCAAAACCTTCCACATTTGCAGTTGATCTTAAAAACGGTCAATCATTTAACTTAAAATGGATGGGTAAAGGATTTGAAGCACAAATAGAAGGTAAAAAATACTACTTAGATACTTTACAAGACTATCAACAAGCTTTAGATAAGATAAACGATATACTTAAGAACGGACCAATCACACAAGGTGAAGAACCAGGTGGAGAAGAATTCGGAGCAGATCCAGCAGCACCAGCAGGTGGAGGAGGAGGAGATTTTCCAGGTGGAGAAGCTGGAGGAGAGCCAGCAGCTGAATTTGGAGCAGAAGAAGCACCAGCAGGGGAAGAAGAAGCAGGAGCAGAACCAGAAACACCAGAAGCACTTTAATGAGCGTAATAGATAAAATAGTTGCAGAATGGGCTTTCCGTTGTAAAAAAGGATACCCGGATATGAATAATCCTAGCGATATAAAAATATTGAAAGAGATTTATTCAGAATATGGGGTAGTCTTGGAAGAGGAAAAACCAGAAAAAAAGAAAGAGGATGGAGTAACTCAAGAAGATCTAGCAGTATTAAGAAGTGCTTTTGAAAATATAAAAGTACCTTACTCAAAGTACTTATCTATCTTTAATTATTTTGATCCAAATTCTTTAGGAACAATCTCAGAAGTATTATTAACAAAGTTACTTAATACCGTAGACAATGTACAAGCTCAACACGTTGGAGGAGCTCAAGGACTTGCAGATATAATAATAAACGGGCATCATATTTCACTGAAAACAACTGCAAAAGGAAAACCTATAGGATTAGGTTCGGATGAAGTAAATATAAGTCCTTCTGATTCTAAAGAAGTAGTAAGTACTTTAAATGCATTATACAAGCAAGACCCTACACTAAAAAATCTTTCTATAAGTGAACTACAGGGTAAGATTCCTGACGAAACATATAATAATATTAATAAACGATTATCCTCTATTGCTAAAAAAATAGCAGGAGAGTTAAATAAAGAGGTTTTTGTGTGGATAGAAAAGATATATAAACAGAAACTTCTTACAGGAATTGTTATCCATGTGGTAAAGTATGATCTTAATAAAGCGTTAAATACTTTCCTACAAAGTAAAATATCAGTAACAGAAAAAGCTTGGGGAGTAGTGGATGCAGCAGGTAAAGCAATAATTAGTGCAGATACCTCAGGAAAACACCTCAATATTACACCAGAATTTGTGTATAGTAGTTCAAGAGGTACTAATACAGCTATTGACTTAGAAGTAAATTTAAAATATTCATCAGAAGAAGTACAACAAAAAGTATCAGATAAAGTGTTTAAGGCTCTTAATACAATATACTCTGAACTTTTTTAGTTAAAAACAAACTATTTATAAACAAAAATAAAACACAATGGCAGATAATTTCAACTTAAGAACATTCTTAACAGAGAATAAACTTACTAAAAATGCACAGCTTCTTTCAGAAGGAATAGAGTTTAACGGTAAACCGGTAAACGTTGGATCGGTAGAAATCGATGGAATAGATACAGAAGATTACCCAGACTTTGTAGATGCATATATTGCAGCAGCAGAATACGAAGACGGTACTCCATTAACAGACGAAGAATTAGTACAGTTTCAAGAAGAAAATTACGATTTAGTAAGCCAAATGATTCACGATGATCAGCTATACTTAGAAGCAAAGAAAGAAGATGGTATGGAAGAAGCATCTAGCGAGGATATGGCTTATACTGAAAAAGTTGACGAAGCTTTAGCAGAAAGTAAATTAACTGCTAAAGAAAGACGTTTAGTAGAAATGGTTCAAAATGCTTTAGGAGAAGAAAATGTAGATTATACAATGGGACGTCAAGACGATCCAAATCAACTACCAAACCCAGCACCAGAACTTAACATACCAGAAGGAGAAGCTAATATAGAAGAAGCAAAACCTCTTCCAAAATATGAATCAATTGAAGAATTGATGAAAGAGATTGAACACGGTACTAACGAAGCAGCTCACAAATACAAAATGGATGAGATGAAAAGAGTTTACGAGGCTTTAGAGGCTAAAGTAGGGTCTTTAGAAGAAGGAGAGCATGCTGAGCATATCGATCAAAAAGCTGTTAAGCAAATGCGTAAAGATATTGCAACATTAAGAAAAGCAGAAGAGAAATTAAGAAAAGAATTTGATAAAAAATTCTCAGGTAAAGAAAAGAAAGAAACTCCAGCTAAAGAAAAAGCAGTAGAAGCTTTACAAGAAGGATTCAACTTAAGAAAATTCTTAGCAGAAAACAGAAAATAAGATTACTCAATAGTAAACAAGCCCACTCCTTAAAGGTGGGTTTTTTTATATACACATATTTATAATATATAAGTATATAATATGTCACAAGCAGATATAAAACAAATAGTAGCACAGGAGTACATAAAGTGTGCAAAAGATCCGGCTTACTTCATGAAGAAGTATTGCTACATACAGCATCCAACAAGAGGTAGAATCTTATTTAACCTCTACCCATTCCAGGAAGGAGTATTACATTTATTCAGAGATGAAAAGATGTTGATAACTCTAAAATCAAGACAGTTAGGAATCTCTACATTAGCCTCGGCCTACGCTTTATGGTTAATGATCTTTCATAAAGATAAGAACGTACTGGCATTAGCAATTACTCAAGCAACAGCTAGAAACCTTGTAACTAAGACGATTTTCATGTATGAGAATCTACCAAAATGGTTACAGTTGCCCTTTACAGAGAAGAATAAATTATCTCTTAGACTTAAAAACGGTTCTAAAATCACAGCTAAATCATCTAATGCAGATGCTGCTCGTTCAGAAGCGGTATCGTTACTGCTAATAGATGAGGCTGCTTTCATTGATAATATTGAAGAAACATTTACTGCAGCACAACAAACACTTGCTACAGGGGGTCAATGTATGGCTCTTTCTACTCCAAATGGTGTAGGAAACTGGTTCCATAAAACATGGGAAAAAGCTGAAGCAGGAGAGAATGGGTTTGTACCAGTTAAATTAAAATGGGATGTGCATCCTGAAAGAGCACAAGACTGGAGAGATGAACAATCAAGACAATTAGGAGAGAAACATGCCGCTCAAGAGTGTGACTGTGACTTCCTATCATCTGGAGATTCAGTAATTGAGGTTGAAAATATGGCTTTTTACGAAGAGACATATGTAAAAGAGCCGATGGAAAAGAGAGGCGTAGATGGAAATCTTTGGATATGGGAATCACCTGACTATCAAAAGTCTTATATGGTTGTTGCCGATGTCGCTAGAGGGGACTCTACTGACTACTCTGGCTTCCATGTCTTTGATATCGAAAGCTGTACACAAGTGGCAGAATATAAAGGTAAGATATCACCTAAAGAATACGGAAACGTATTGGTAGGAATAGCAACAGAGTACTGTGATGCACTTCTAGTAATAGAGAATGCCAATATTGGATGGTCAACCATTGAACAAGTACTATCCAGAGAGTATAAAAACCTATACTATTCATCAAGATCAGATAATGAGACAGTTGAATCGTATATGGCTAAGTACGAAAGAGATAAATTAGTACCTGGATTCACAATGTCTCTTAAAACAAGACCTCTGGTAATAGCTAAAATGACTGAATACATACGGGAAAGATCGGTTATAGTGCAATCTAAGAGGTTATTAGCCGAAATGAGAGTATTCATATGGAGAAATGGTAAAGCACAGGCACAATCGGGGTATAACGACGATTTAATTATGGCTTTTGCAACAGCTTTATATGTTAGAGATACAGCTATTCGTATGAGACAACAAGGAATGGATCTTTCAAGAGCTACAATGAATGCTTTTGTTGGATTGAATCAAAGAGATCCTGGCGTATATAACGTTGCTCCTATGCAGAATAATCCTTATCTTATGGAAACGCCATATGGTCAAGAGGACTTAACCTGGCTAATAAGATAAGTTACTATTTATAAATAAAACATTTTAAAATGGCAGAAAGAAATTTATTTAACTCTCTCCAGAGATTATTCTCGACTGATATATTAGTTAGAAACGTAGGAGGGGATGAGTTGAAGATTGCTGATATTAATCACATACAATCAACAGGGAAATATCAAACCAATTCACTATTGGATAGATTCTCTCGTCTATATATTTACAATAATAAAAATATATTTAACCCAAACCTTAATTACCAGACATTAAGGATACAACTTTACTCAGACTATGAAGCAATGGATTCAGATCCACTTATTGCTTCCACTCTAGATATACTAGCAGATGAGTCTACACTAAAGAGTGCAATGGGAGAGGTTCTTTCTATTAAATCTACAGACGAAAACATACAAAGAGTCCTTTATAATTTATATTACGATGTATTGAACATCGAATTTAACCTATGGTCATGGGTTAGAAATATGTGTAAGTACGGGGACTTCTTTTTAAAATTAGAAATATCAGAAAAATTTGGTGTTTATAATGTTCTTCCTTATACAGTTTACCATATGGTAAGACATGAAGGGATGGATAAAGAAGATCCAACTAAAGTAACATTCTCAATCGATCCAGACGGATTAGCTTCTTCATCAGATCCAAACTATATTCCAAATAATAGTAAGTCAGTTATCGCTTTAGATAATTACGAAGTAGCCCATTTCAGATTACTATCAGATACAAACTACCTTCCTTATGGTAGAGCTTATATTGAACCAGCTAGAAAAATTTACAAGCAATTGACTTTAATGGAGGATGCAATGTTGATTCACAGAATCATGAGAGCTCCTGAGAAGAGAATGTTCTACATTAACGTAGGATCTATTCCACCAAACGAAGTTGAGCAGTTCATGCAAAAAACAATTAACAATATTAAGAAAACTCCATATGTAGATCCACAAACAGGTCAATATAACTTGAAATTCAACATGCAAAACATGATGGAGGATTTCTACTTACCGGTTAGAGGAGAAGATACATCTACAAGAATTGAGACTACTAAAGGATTGGAGTATGATGGTACAAACGATATCGAATACTTAAGAGATAAGATGTTTGCAGCACTAAAAGTGCCAAAAGCATATTTTGGATTTGAAAAAGACCTTACAGGTAAAGCAACTCTTGCAGCAGAAGATATTCGTTTTGCTAGAACAGTAGAAAGAATTCAAAGAATTGTAGAAAGTGAATTAACTAAAATTGGTTTAGTACATTTATACTCGCAAGGATTCGACAAAGAGTCTTTAGTAAACTTTGAAATTAAATTAACTACTCCTTCTATCATTTATGAACAAGAAAAAGTAGCTCTTTGGAAAGAGAAAGTTGACTTAGCAACTCAAATGCAAGCAACCAAACTATTCTCTTCAGACTATATCTACGATATGTTATTTGATATCTCAGAAGATAAGTATAACGAAATGAGAGAACTTATTAGAGAGGATGCTAAAAGAGAGTTTAGAATATCTCAAATTGAAAACGAAGGAAATGATCCAGTAGCTACAGGACAGTCTTTTGGAACACCTCACGATTTAGCTTCAATATACGGAAGAGAACAAGGAGAATTACCAGCAGGGTATGACGAAACTAAACCTGGAAGACCTAGAGAGAAAATGTCTATACTAGGCACAAATGCAGACCCTGTAGGAGGAAGAGATAGACTAGGAGTTCAAGGAATGAAAGGCGGCTTTCCAAGTGATAATGAAAATGTAAAAGAAAACATAAACAATACAATGTCAGTTTTTCTTAGAAACAAGAATATATTTATTCCTAAAAAGCAAAATATCTTTGAAGAAGAAGCAGAGAAAGAATCGGATCTCTTAAATGAAGAGAATATTAAAGATTTAGATAATTAAGCACTATTTATAACAAAGACATACCTAAGATGCGTATTAAACACAGTAAGTATAAAAACACAGGCTTAATATTTGAACTATTAGTAAAGCAAATAGCAGCGGATACCTTATCTAAAAGAGATTCCCCGGCATTGACAGTACTAAGAAAATTTTATACAGGAAACACAACACTAGTAAGAGAGTTTAAATTATACGATTTTGTACTAAAAAATAAAGGCATTGGCCCTAAAAAAGCAGAATCAATACTAAGCACCATTGTAGAGATTTCTAGAAAACTAGATGCAAAATCTCTTAGTAAGCAAAAATATGAGCTTATAAAAGAACTTAAGAGTCATTACGATTTAGAGGAGTTCTTTTCTATTAAGGTAGAAGCATATAAGCCTCTAGCAGCTTTATATTGTTTAATGGAAGCACAAAATGCAGCAGAACTTGTAGACCTAGATGTATTTGTTGACAATAAAACTACAATACTTGAGCACTTAACTCAAAGTAAAACAGCAGCCGGTCAAGTAAAAAATGCTTTAATTGAAGAGTATTCTAAATATGATAAAGATTTAAGACTTTTAACATATAAAATATTACTAGAGAAATTTAATCACCAATATAAAGATTTACTTCCAGAACAGAAAAACATCTTGAAGGAATTTATAGTATCAGTTAACTCTTCTACAAGACTAAGAAACGTAGTAAATGAAGAAATGACTAAATTACAAGTAGAGATTTCTAAATTAAAAAAGAATATTACTGATAAAGTAGTAAAAATTAAATTAGAAGAGATTCAAAAAGTAATTATTCCTATAAAAAATACACAAAAAGTAGATGATAATCATTTAGTTTCATTAATGCAGTACTATGAATTAGTAAATGAATTAAGAAATCTATGAAAAGATCAGAAGTACTAAAAGCAATACAGGAAGTATTGGCAGAAATGTCAACAACAGCAGGTATGGCAGTACCATCAACTCCATTTGCTTTTTCTAAAAAAGGACAAGGTAAAAATACAGCTACTAAAACAGCTGAAAAATTAGGTTATAAAACAGTTGAAAGACCTAAACGTCCTTCACACACAAAAATGTTTGATTACTTAGACGAAAATAAATAATATGAGAACTTTACAAGAAAAATATAACGGAATTCAAGAGGGAAAATTCTCTAAAGAACATTTCTTAGCTGAAGCTAGAATGCAACTTCCAAACTTAATAACTCGTTTCAATGGATACGATGATGCTGTTCAGATTTTAAAGAACAGAGGAATGATTCAGGAAGCTAGAGTAGAAGAAGCTAGACTTACTAAAAACAATCTAACAGATTACAGATTCAAACCAACTAACGAAATGGATAAGTATCCATACGAACAGATTCTTAGAGGAATCAGAGTTGAGTTAGAGGTAGCAGGGGTTCTTGGAACACCAACAGCAGAAGAATATTCAAAAGCATTAGTAAAAGTATCTAAAAACTTAGCAAAAGATTCTATATTCTATACAAACCAGTTAGCAGGAGTTAATCCAAAAGTGGATCTTCATGATAAAATGGTACCTGTAACAGCAAAAAACACTGTAGATGTTTTTAACGGTATGAAAAAAGCTGAATTAAAAGAAGGCTTTAAAAAACTAATTAAAAAAGTATTATCTGAAGAGGTAATGGATGTTGAAAGCTATAAAGAAGACGAAGTATACGAAATGTACGGAGAAGATGAAGCAGATGACATTCCACATCCAAGAGGATACGAAGACCAAGACGAAATCGACTACGATGACGAAAACTTCTCAGATCCTTTCATTGATGACCCAGATTTTCAATTTGAATCAACAGATACTGAAGCTGACAAAGATATGGTTCGTAAATTAATGACCATGTACGAAACAGAGCCTTCTAAATTTGAAAAATTACACAAGCAAGCACAAACTCAAGCATCTACTTCTAAAGATATTAAATTTAAACATTTATTATCTCTAATTGATAGAGCTAAAGCAGGAGCTTTACAGAGTTTATCTAATCAAGATAAAGCACAAGCTGATAGTGAAGGAATGGATGAAGATCTTTACAAAGGAAAAAAATCGTTATCTGAATTATTAAAATAAGAAAGATGAACAATTTATTAGTAAATGTAACTCCTTTCAAAGGAATGCTTACCGAATCAAAGGCTAAACCCGGAGTATTCGAAGTAACAGGCATTATGCAGAGAGCAGGAGCTAAGAATCAAAACGGAAGAATCTACAAAAGAGAAATTCTTGAAGAAGAAGTAAAAAATTATGTAGAGAATTTTGTTAAGATAGGAAATGCATACGGAGAATTAGATCATCCAGAATCAGCAATTGTCTCTTTAAAAAACGCATCACACGTTGTAAAAGACTTATGGTGGGATGGAGATGACTTGATGGGTAAAGTTGAATTACTAAATACACCCTCAGGAAATATCGTAAAAGAAATATTAAGAGGAGGACATACAATTGGAATCTCTTCAAGAGGAACAGGATCAGTATCACAAACCAATGAAGGAACTTTAATGGTACAGGATGATTTTGAATTAGTATGTTGGGATTTCGTTTCTAATCCATCAACACAAGGAGCTTTTATGAATCCAATTTCACTAAACGAAGGAAAACAATCAGTAGGAAAATACGATAGATTAGATTCTATTATTAACAATATATTAAGAGCATAATGGAAAATAATTTCGACATACACAATTGGCAAGCTAAACACTTGACAAAATTACTAAAAGAAAATACAGTGCAAGAAGGAGGAGGATACGTAGAAGTGATGGGACCTCGTTTTGATGAAGCAATAGAAGCAATACAATTAGCTTGGGAAGAATGGAAAAACGGACCTATGACAGAGCCAGAAGATATTCCTCAAGCAAAGCAAGACATATTAGACTACATAGTAAGTCTTTTAAAATAAAAACACAGCCCACCCCATAAAGGTGGGTTTTTTATGTTTTAAAAATATATGTATATTTATTTAAGAATATATCACGATCCTTATGTGATATCTACTACAAAGTAAAACATTATTACGCTACTACTTAATAAGCGTACGACAAACAAACACAAATTAAAATGTCAAACAAAGATTTATTAAAGCAAGCTATTGCTGAAGCGAAAACTATTCGTGAAGCTGCAATTGCCAACGCTAAAGAAGCTTTAGAAGAAACATTAACTCCACACTTAAAAGAAATGCTTGCTCAAAAGTTGCAAGAAATGGAAGATAAAGAAGATGAGGTAGTTGAAGAAAACATCTATGAAGCTGAAGAAGAAGAGGTAGAAGCAGGAGAAGGAGAAGAAGGAGCTGAAGAAGAAGCTGGTGAAGAAGAAGAAGGTAACGAAGAAGAAGAATTAGAAATCGAAGATATGTCTGTTGAAGACTTGAAAGATCTAATTAGAGATATCGTTGCACAAGAAGTAGGTCATGACGAATCAGAAGAAGAATTACCAGGCGAAGAAGCTCCAGCAGGAGAAGAAGATATGGTAAGTATGGATGGTGATTCAGAAGAGATCGATATTAACGAATTATTAGCAGAATTGGACGAAATGGACAAGGAAGAGGTTAAAGAAGAGAACATAAACGAAATGGGACCGGAGTATATCGAAGGAGCAGCACAGCTTGTTGAAATGTTTCCATTCTTAACTATGCAAACCGCATCATTAGTTATAGGAGCACTTGGTGCAGCAGGTCTAGCAGGATTTTCTGCAATTGCTGCTAAAGTAATGGATATGGCCCTAGCAGGTAAATTTGGAACAACAGGTAAAGCTTTTGCTGAAAAATTACAAGCAGCAGGTGGTGCAGCAGCCAAAGTTACCCAAAACAGAGAAGGTGTTGAAGCAGTAAATGAAGAAGAAAATATAGATGAAAATATCGATATTATCTATCAACTTATTGATGCTTTCCCATTCTTAACTAACCAAACTGCACAATTAGTAGTTGGAGCTTTAGGAGCAGCAGGTCTTACAGGATTATCTGCTATCATGGCTAAAGTACACGAAATGGCTAAAAACGGAGTTTTTGGTGAAAAAGGAAAACAAATCGGAGATAAATTATCCGATGTTGGTAGTGCAGCAGCAGGAGCAAGAAACGTATCTGAAGAGTCTGAAGAATTAAACGAAGCTTTAAAGACAGTTAAAATCTTAAGAAACCAACTTCAAGAAGTTAATCTTCTAAATGCAAAATTACTTTATGTAAATAAAGTATTCAAATCAACTAACTTATCTGAAGGTCAAAAAGTAAATGTTATCGCAGCATTTGACAAAGCCGAAACAGTTAAGGAAGTAAAATTAGTTTTCGAAACAGTTTCTAAAAATGTAGTTACTAAACCAGCCGCATTAAAAGAGCACAGATCTTTTGCTTCTAAAGCAACAGGTAACGCAAACACAACTGCACCAAAAGAAATCTTATCAGAAGTATCTGAGCAAGTATCAAGATGGCAGAAGTTAGCAGGAATTATTAAATAAAAAAATAAAAAACACAAAAAACCACAATGGAATTAAATCAATTATTCGAAGGGGCGAACAACTATAAGACTTTACAAGCTGATGCAGCTCGTTTGTCTGGTAAATGGGCCAAATCAGGTTTGTTAGAAGGAATTTCTAACGAAATCGAAAGAAACAACATGGCTATGATTCTTGAGAATCAAGCAAAACAAATCGTATCAGAAAATACTACAGGTACAGGTGCAATGGGTACTTCTACAGGTGGTGCTGAGCAATGGGCTGGAGTAGCTTTACCATTAGTACGTAAAGTATTCGCTCAAATCGCAGCTAAAGATTTCGTTTCTGTACAACCAATGAACTTACCTTCAGGACTTGTATTTTACTTAGACTTTAAATACGGTACAAACGCAGTAGGTAGAACAGACGGGGATAACCTTTACGGTAACGTTTCTACAGCTAACTCTAAAATTGGAGTAGATGTTGATCCATCAGGAGGTTTATACGGAGCAGGTCAATTTGGTTACTCAATCAACTCTGCATCTTCTGCAGGAGTTTACAGTACTACTGGATCAGCAGTATCTTCTTCTATCGCATACCAAGATGGAATAAATCCTTCAAACTATTTTACATTAGCATTCGGAACAGGAAGTATCGCAGGATTCGATCCTAAAGGTGTTAGAGCATTCAGACTTTACTCTGCTTCAGTAGATGTAACTTCTAACCCAGAACTTACTTTCTTATCTTCTTCTGCAGCAGGAGAATATGTGAAATTCGTAGGATTAGCATCAGGAATCACTACAGGATCTTTCACAGCTACTGTAAAATACCAAATGCAACCAACTGACAGATCAAGAGGTGACTTCGAAGACGGAGGAACTAACCCAGCAGGAAACAACAACGGAACTATTAAAATTCCTGAAATCAACGTATCATTAGCTTCTGAAGCTATCGTTGCTAAAACAAGAAAATTAAAAGCACAATGGACTCCAGAGTTCGCACAAGATCTTAACTCTTACCATTCAATTGATGCTGAAGCAGAATTAACTTCATTATTATCAGAGTACATCTCTATGGAGATTGACTTAGAGTTAATGGATATGTTAATCCAAGATGCAGCTACAACTGAAAGATGGTCAGCAGTTAACAACAAAAACTGGAACCCATCAACTAATGCTTGGGAAACAGGTACATTCAATGCAGGAACTAGTTTCTACAACACTCAAGGTCAATGGTTCGGAACTTTAGGTACTAAAGTACAAAAAGTATCTAACAAAATTCACCAAAAAACTTTAAGAGGTGGAGCTAACTTCTTAGTATGTTCTCCAACTGTAGCTACAATCTTAGAATCAATTCCAGGATATGCAGCAGATACAAACGGTGACAAAATGGACTTTGCAATGGGAGTTCAGAAAGTAGGTAACTTGAATTCTCGTTTCAGAGTTTACAAAAACCCTTACATGACTGAAAACGTAATCTTATTAGGTTACAGAGGATCTCAATTCTTGGAAACTGGTGCAGTTTATGCTCCATATATTCCATTAATCATGACTCCATTAGTGTACAATCCAGAAACCTTTACACCAGTAAAAGGTATCATGACTCGTTACGCTAAGAAAATGATCAGACCAGAATTCTACGGTAAAATCTTCGTTAGCGATATCGCTACTGTATAATTTACTACAGAATAATAAATTAAAGAGAGCTAAAAGCTCTCTTTTTTTTTATAAGATAATTTCGTATATTTATATAAAATAGATAATATGATTGTAGGAGAATTAACCTGGCAGCAATTTAGGTCTTTAGATTCAATAAGAAACTTAGACGAAAACAGGCAAATGCAGCATTACCATGAATACCTGGTATCACTTAACGAATGGACTATTCATCAAAATAAAGGTCCTATACCTTCAGCAATATCTAATTGCTTAAGTTCTTTGGAGTTTATAGTACAGTATAATGATGAATTGGGAGAATGCCCGGGAGGGCACAGCTGTGATGCAGCAACTTTTTACTTAAGAGCAAATACAACAACAGTAGGTACAGTCTATTTAAGTAATACAGGTGGAGTAACAGATCAATTTAACTACCCGCCAGGAGAAACATCTGGACCTAATCGATATAACGTACTAACACTAACACCAGAGCAAGTTCAAGAAATAGCAACAACATCAGAAGACAGTAACATATCTCTATCTCTAATATGTGCTACCCCTATTGATGTAGACTATGGATGGGGATTAGGAGGATGTCACTCTAATGTAACATGGGTTACATTAAAACTAGACGGAACAGAGGTCTACAGCGGATGTCCAGAAAATAACTTTTTAACAATAAATCCTTGTACAGGAGTAGTAATATAGTAATATGGGAAGACAAGCATCATACACTTTAGAAAACCGTACAATCAATCTAGGAGACATATTTAATGTAGAAGGAACTAGAATGATGGTCAAAGAAATATTTACACTAAATAATCAAACATATATTAGTTACGATATTGAAAAACAAGAAGGATTGTCTATTGAATTAATAGATAAATTTATAGAAGATAAGTTTAATTACTTTAACACAGTAATTCCAAATCCAATTGCAGATACAGTCTGCGGATTAGGAGAAAAGAAATAAACAACAGAGAGCCTAGTTTTTACTAGGCTTTTTTCGTATATTTATTGTAAACAAATACAGTTTATATTTATGGCTTCTAACCATCACACCGATGAGGTTTTTACTCCAAAGAGAAAACCAAAAAACCCAATTAAGTTTCAACTCCAACTTAATGACGAACAAAAATTAGCAAAAGCACTTATCGTAGAAAATCCAGTAGTCGTTCTAAAAGGAATGGCAGGTTCAGGAAAGACTTTAGTAGCAGTACAAGCAGCTCTAGATATGTTATTCTGTAAAGAGGTAGAGAAGATTGTTATCACAAGACCTACAGTGGCTAAGGAAGAATTAGGCTTTTTACCAGGCGATCTTAAAGAAAAGATGGATCCGTGGTTAGCACCAATATACCACAACCTTTATATGCTATACGGAAAAGATAAAGTAGATAAAGAATTGGAATACGGAAATATTGAAATTGTACCATTTGCATTTATGAGAGGTAGAACATTTGTTAACTCTTTTGTAATTGTAGATGAGGCACAAAACGTTACTCAAGATCAAATGGAAACAGTATTGGGGAGACTTGGTAAAAATTCTAAAATGGTAATCTGCGGGGATTTAGCTCAAATAGATTTAAAAGTAAAGAAAGAAACAGGATTTTCTTTTCTTACAAGAATTGAAGAGCAAGTAAAAGGTTTTAGAGTATTTGCTTTAAAAGCTAATCACAGACATGAGATTGTAGCACCTATACTAAAGGTATATCAAGATTTTAGGGATTAAAGTAAGTCGCTATTTATAAATAAACTATTTGGTAATGGCAAAATTTACATACTTTATACGAGAAAGACTTAAATTAAACGGAGTTGAAAGAGGTACAAACTTTGAAACATCTATAACAGGTGTTAACTATGCAGATAGCAGAGTAATGTCAGTACCTTCAGGATCAATGACTGAGATTATTAACTTAGCAGCACTTCCAGGAGCAGGTACTTTTGTATCAAGCAGTGTAAGGTATGCTAGAATTTCAAATCTTTCAACAGGATCTGTTAATTTACAACTATCTGGTTCAACACATCAATTCAACTTCCTACTTCGAGGAAGCGGTAGCTTTATATTTAATTCAGAATACGTAAGCGGTCAGTTTAATAACTTTACATATGGAGATTTAAGATCAGTAAAAGCTTCTCCAGTTGACTCAGAAGCTACTATTGGATACTTAGTAGTAACTACTTAAACTTTTTAAAACATGGCAAATATTCAAATCTGGGATGGTAGTACAAACTTCATAGCAGGGGAATCAACTCCCTTTGGCTTTTATGATGATGACTTATCTTTCCAAGAAGATGCACCTAAGGTAGCACGTTATTGTGCTGAGAAATTAGGATGGCCGGTACTAGATATAGAATTACACGAAAGACAACTTTACGCAGCTTTTGAAGAAGCAGTTACTGCTTACGGAAAAGAAGTAATAGAAGCTATAACTGCAGAGACATTATCTTCCCAATTAGGAGGAAGTGCTGGAGGTTCAGCTGTAAATCAAACTATATTTAGACCTAGTTTACAGAATGTAATTCTAACAAGTGCACAATACGGAACAGAAGCAGGAGTAGGAGGACCAGTTACCCTAAGAACAGCAATGATTGATCTTGTAGCAAACCAACAAGACTATAACCTTACAACTCTAATAGGACAAGGAGCAATTGAAATACGAAAAGTATTTTACGAAGCACCTCCTGCTATTATGAGATACTTTGACCCATATGCAGGAACAGGAACAGGTATTCAGTCTCTTATGGATGCATTTGATTTTGGATCATTCTCACCAGGGGTAAACTTCTTATTGATGCCAGCATCTTATGATGTATTAAAAACACAAGCAATTGAGTTTAACGATCAAATAAGAAAATCAACTTACTCTTTTGAGATTCATAATAATATATTAACTTTATTTCCAGTACCAGCAAAAGCCGGTAAATTAAAAGTACAGTATTATATACTCAGTGAAAAAACAGGTCAATACATAAGTGATACTATTTCATTTGCAGCTTCTGCAAATTCTTCTGGAGCAATAACAGGAACAGGAGGAAGTAGTTCAACAACAGGTGTAACAACCAATATGTCAAATGCTAATGCACAAAATTTAGTATACTCTGAAATAAACGCAATAGGACGTCAGTGGATATTCAAGTATGCAGCAGCTACCTGTAAAGAGATATTAGCATACGTTAGAGGTAAGTACGAAACAGTACCAGTACCAGGATCAGAAGTTAGGTTAAATGCAGCAGATTTATTAGCAGATGCAAGAACAGAGAAAGCTACTTTGGTAGAATCTTTAAAAGCAACAATGCAAACAGCATCTCTAACAAACCAGCTTTCCTTACAAGCAACACAAACACAATATATCAATGATGCTTTATCTAAAGTACCAATGTTAATATACGTAGGATAATGAGAAAACTAATAAACGAAGTAACTTTTGGAATATACCAAGGCCTTATCAGGGTTGGTCACAAAGATGAAATTACAGCTTCAGAGGTTGCAGATTTCGTTAGAGCTATGCCAGGTGTTACAAGAGTTACAGCTATTGATTCAGATGAAGATAGAAATATAGTTGTACTAAAAGTAAAAATATTAACTGCCAAACCAGGTCCAGTTGTATTTGAAAAGTTAAAAAAAGATACATTTAAGTTAGTACCTAATATTAAAAAGGTAGACTTGTCTTTAAAATCAATTGAAAAAATAGAATAATGATATTCGGAAGCCAAAGAGATTTTAATCTACTTATAAAGATAAACAGAGAGTTATTATCAGATGTAATAGAACAAGAAATTCTCTATTACAAAATGTCTTTGGAAGAAACTCAAGCAAACATATACGGAGAAGCTCAGGAAAAAGTTTATTGGTCACCAGTAAAAGTTAATTGTCTTATTGATAGAGGAGAGCCAGGAATGTCTGTAGATGATTTTGGACCTGATAGAGGAAGATCTACAAGTTTTAAATTTTTAAGAGAAGATTTAAAAGATGTAAATACTGTACCTGAAGTAGGGGATATTATACAGTGGCAAGAAGATTACTACGAAGTAGATAACACTGTAGAGAACCAGCTATTTGTAGGTAGAGACGAGAATTATAACCTAACTGACTACGGACCAGACTATGCAGGAACACTTTCTATTATATGTGTATGCCATTTAACAAGAGCAGATAAAGTTGGAATAGTTTCAAGATATGAAGCAACACCAATAGACTCTAATTCAATTACAACGGCAACTACACAAGCAAATACAATATTATAATGGCATTAACAAGAAAACCTGTACCGAAATCACAAGTCGAATTGTCTCAAGAGACTATTCAACCTTACTTAAGTCAAGGTAAATCTCTTGTACCTGCTAATAAAAAAAGAGAGAATCAAAGAACTGTAAAAGGAGATGATGTAAAGCAGTTTCAAGTAGGATTAAAAGATGTAGATGAATCTATATTCTACTACTTCAACAATATAATTAGACCATCAGTAATTCAGAACAGCATAAAAGTAAACGTTCCGGTTATTTATGGATCACCAGAAAGATGGGCAGCAATGCAAAAAGATGGATTTTACAGAGATAAAAACGGTAAGATTCAAACACCTCTTATAATGGTTAAAAGAGATTCTATTGAAAAGAATAGATCACTTGGAAATAAAATGGATGCAAATAATCCTGTACATTTTGGAGTATTTCAAAAAAAATATTCACAAAAAAATGTATACGATAGATTTTCTACTTTAAATAATAGAGAACCTGTTAAAGAATATTACGGAGTTATTATGCCGGACTATGTAAACCTGGTTTACTCATGTGTTATTTTTACAGAATACGTAGAGCAAATGAATAAGATAGTAGAGTCAGTGAACTTTGCATCAGATTCATACTGGGGAGATCCAGAAAGATTTAAGTTTAGAGCAGCAATTGATAACTATTCAACAACAACTGAATTAGTTGAAGGAGGAGACAGAACAGTAAAGACTTCTTTTCAAATTAAAATAGCAGGGTATATTGTATCGGATGCAATTAATACAAATGTAGGTAATCCAAATAAGTTTTTCTCCAAAGCTGCAGTAAGTTTTGGAATAGAAACAGCAACTAGTAGCACCTCCCTACAGAGACAAGCTACAACCTCAACTAAAGCAGGTTCAACAAGGTTTTATGATCAACTCCCAGTAACTATAGTACAGGATAATAGTATGACAACAGCACAGATAGAATTTATCTCACTTAACAACACTGAAGTAGTAACCGGTACAAGTATTGTAAGTGGGGATACAGCAGTATTTTCAGGTAAAGCATTTGCAATACCTCCACCTGGCTTCACAATAACTCAGGAATCTTTTGCTATTTATATAAACAGTACCTATATTCCAAATAGTCAGAGAACAGTTTCTCAAGAAAGTGGGGATATAGTGGTAGTATTCGATACCGCTAGCATCAAGTATACTCTTTCAGGAGCAGACGAAATAGTGATAGTAGGAAAATTTAATTAGAAGAAATGGCATTAATACGATGGAAACAGTTAACAGGTGACTTAAACGGAGCACCTGTATTTACCGGATCACTCCAGATATCTGGATCTATTGTACTGAACGGAATTGATTTATCTATCAATCAAAGTATTTTTAGACAAACAGGGTCCTATTGGAATACAACAAGAAATATAGGAATAACAGGATCTTTTCAACTTAATCTTAGTGAAGTAGGTCAGTATTTTGCAATATCAGTTGGAGGAAATGAAAAGATAAAAGTGAATACAGAAGGAACTTTGCAATTAGCACCACAGAGCGTAACACCGACAGCAGTAACAGGGGGTATCTTTTATAGTTCAAGTGATGCTTTCTTCTTAGGGTTCAATAATTAGAGATATTTATTAATAAAATAAAACAATAAAACATGGCAAATTGGAAAAAAGTCATTGTCAGCGGCTCGTCAGCGCACTTACTAAGTGTAACAGCTTCTAACTTAACAGATGACAACTTAGTAATAGCAGGTGCAGGAGGAGCATTAGAAAGCAGCGGACTTACCTACAATGGAACTTTATTAAACCTAGGAACTGCTCAAGTACAAGCAGCAGGATTCTCAGGATCATTCTCTGGATCTTTTCAAGGGAATGGAGCAAACCTAACAGGAATTGTAGCAACAGGTACATCTTTACAAAACGCTATAGCAAGCGGAGAAGGTATTGCACCATTTAGCTATACAAATATAGCACCAGTTTCAGTAGCAGTATCTGGAGCAATAGATTTAACAGATAACGCTATTACAAAATGGGATAACGATGCAGGTAAGTTTCAAACTTCTTCTTTACTTGATAATGGTATTGAAATTACAGGTGTTACTTCAATTCAGTTAACAGGAGGTGCTTCAAATCTTTCTGGATCTTTTTCAGGATCATTCTCAGGAGATGGAGCAAACTTAACAGGATTAGTTTCTACTCTAAACGTATCTGGCTCAGCAGGTAATGGAGCAGTTGACCTAAAAACTCAAACGTTTACTATTGCAGGTACCTCTCTAGAGGTTGAGACATCAATGTCAGGTCAAACTCTTACAATTGGTTTACCAAGTGATGTTACAATTGGAAATAATTTAACAGTAACAGGAGATTTATTTGTAAATGGTACAACTACTCAGGTAAACACAACTGACTTGTATGTAGAAGATAAATTCATTATCTTAGCATCAGGATCAGCTTCAGCAGGAGATGCAGGTATTATTATTGATAGAGGATCAGATGCAGCAGGAAATATTGCTTTTGGATACGATGTAGATACAGATAGATGGGGATTCCAAAACGGATTAACAGATACACAAAATGCTATTACAATCGGTACAAACGGTAATAGTGCATTTGTAGGATATGTATTCACAGAAGCAGCTCACGTATCAGCACCAACAACAGGAGAATTTGTAGCAGCAGGAGCAATATACACAGCAACATCAGGAGATATTTTTATATATTCATAATAGTTATTAAATAAAAAAAGTTATAATGGGATTAATAGACAAGATTAGGCCTCAACTAAAACAAGAAGAGACTGAAAGTTTTACAGCAGAAGAGTTAAAGTTTTTACTCTTAAAATTGAGATCGGCAACCTACACAGGACATGAATTTGAGACGTTTTACAATATATGGGTTAAGGTAACAAAAGAATTAGAAAGATTAGAAAAATAAACAAGAGCCTTAGGGCTCTTTTTTGTTAGTTGATTCTTTAAAAAAAATCTCATAACTTAAAAAGAAAAACATATGAACTTATTTAGCATAGATAACTTATCCTTAGAAGAAATAAACCTCCTAAGACAATCACTTAACGTAATCGAAATAAAAGGGGCTTCGGCTATCTTTGTAGCTACTCTTCAAGTAAAACTAGATCAAGAGATTTCTCAAATCCGTACTATGATTGAGGAAGAAGAGAAAAAAAAGCAAGCAGGTATTCTAAAGATAGAAAAAGCTGCTAAAGCAGAACTATAAGATATTTATATTATATATTATAGACCTGAAGAAGGAAGTGGGCCGGCAATCCGGTAACCAATCGTAATAATACTTAATATGCCAAGTTGGAAAAAAGTCATAATTAGCGGCTCAGATGCTGCTTTAAACTCTCTTAATGTTTCTACATCACTTACTGCAAGTGGAATAACCTACCCTAATACAGACGGTACATCGGGACAAGTTGTCACAACTGACGGTGCAGGGAATTTAACATTTTCAAATGTAGAAAATACTACAATCACTATAAAAAACATAACAGGTACTACTATACAAAAAGGAACACCTTGTTATATAACTGGATCTGGAACAGGAGGAAACATAGCAGGAGTATTACCAGCTAATGCCTCTAACCCAGCTTTAATGCCTGCAGGAGTAATTGCAGGAGAGACTATTTTAGCAGGAGCAGAAGGAATAGGGTTAATAAACGGATTCATATCAGGAGTTAACACCTCAGCGTTCACACCAGGAGCTACAATTTACGTAGCACCAGGAGGAGGGTATACATCAACAAAACCAACAGGCTCTTCAGTATTAATACAAAAACTAGGAAACGTTGAAAAATCTCATGCATCAAATGGATCAGGAGTTATTAACGGACCAAACTACTATAACGAAGTACCGAACATACAACAAGGGTATACTTGGGTAGGAGATACTAATGGCGTAGCAGTAGCAGTAGCAACTTCTTCTATTCAGAACGTAGTAAGTGCTTCTTATGCAAACACAGCATCACAGGCAAACTCTGCAACAACAGCTACAACAGCATCACATGCTTTAACAGCTTCATACATAAATCCTCTATACCAAAATGTAGAGTTACATGGAAATTTAGTAGTATACGGAACTTCATCGTTTAATTTTGTTACTTCTTCTCAATTAGATGTAGATAACTCATTTATCTCAGTAAACGTATTTGAACCAGCAGAAAGATTCGGAGGACTTAAAATATATGACTCAGGTTCATCAACAGCAACAGCATCATTTGCTTGGGACTCTCTACACAACCACTTTGTATATCAAAACTCATCAGGATCTACATACACAGGAGGTATGTTTATGTCAGGTCCTAGAAATACAGGATCACTAGGAGATGAACCGACATTGACAAAATGGATGGTTGCAAGATCTGATGGAGGAGATCACTTAGAAAATACTCAAATATATTCAAGTGCTTCTATCACACAGGTAACAGGATCTTTAAATGTATCTCAAGGTATAACAGGTTCTTTACTAGGAACAGCTTCATACGCTTTACAGGCATTAAGTTCATCATTTGCATCAACATCATCATTCCTAGGTAGTACTACAAATGCTTTTTTACAAAACGGTAATAGTTTTGGTACACTTGCTTTATTAGGAACAAATGATAACAACTCACTTGCTTTAGAGACAAGTGGTTCAACTAGAATGTTTATTTCTAGTAGTGGAGATACAGGAATAGGTATTACAACACCTGGAGCCAGATTACACGTATTTGCAAGTAATTCAGGTGCTACTTCTGCAGTGTATAACGGTACTCTAATTGTAGAGCAAGGAGCTGGTACTGCAATACAGATGATATCGGCAAATACACAAACACCAGCACTTAG